TTTTTAGCAGGTTTTTTTTCCATGAAAGATCCTATGTATTACAATGGTTTAGATAACCTTACAGCGTAGCTATATATTTTGCACGACGTTTTTTGAGTATTTCTGTAAATACTTTATACTCAGCTTGCTCTCTAGTAAGACGATGATCGTATTCTAAAATGGCTGCTCTCTCATCAAAAAGATATTTCTCATTATGATCTAGAAGTAGATAAAAACGCCTAATAGCTACATCTTTAAGTAGGTTGATTTGCAATAAACAATCCTCTAAAAGCCACAGAAGTTTTTACAAATAGATCAGTATCTACGAGTAACATCATGAGCGTACGCAGCATATCTTGCAATGGAATGCCTGTTTCATCTCCTATGGGCTTTAAGATTGCCATAAGCTTGTCATTGTTCATCTCACCCCATGCTTGTTTTTGGGACTCAATCATATCAATAATTGAATATACGATAATCGCCTTTTGCTCAAGAGTTGGAGAAGATAAGCTCTTGATATATCTACCATATTCTCCGACATTGTGGAATTTAGGTTGCTTTAGAATCTCTAAAGCTTCTTGCATTTTGTCTATGTGTTTGATTTCATTGCGGGATAATTTAGACATGTAAGCTCTAATATAGTATATATATCAAAAGCTTATATATTGCATACGAACTGTCAAGGATTACTTAACAGTTCGTATAGTGGCTATTAACTTGTAAAAACTAACTTAATAGCTCATACAGTAGCTAGTAACTTATAAGGATTAGAATTTTACTATTTGGCCTATTGTTGATTTAATAGCGTCTACATGCATTCCTTCAGAGGGGATCTTAGAGTTCTTATCAATGATAGTATTTATGACATTGGACTTTAAAATCTCTATAGTAACTTTTTTATCTTCTTCATTAGCAGGAATATGTAACCCTGTAACATACGCAAACATGTCTGTATATGTAATCCCAAGATCTTGATTGATTTCTGGTATTTTAAGATTTGTTAATTTCTCTACACACCATGTAGCACAGTTATGAGCTTTAAACTTATCTTGATCTGTTGGCATACAGAATCCAGCCATGCCTCCAAGTACACTTCCTGTTAAAATAGTTCCAGTAAATACTCCCATTCCCATAGCAGGAGCTACAATTGCAGATCCTGGAACTATAGGGGCTCCCATGATGCCTGTTGCAAGAGCTCCAAAGCCTAATCCTAAATAGCTCAAGAATCTTCCTCTTTCATCTCTATCCTTTAATTCAGCGGTTTTGAGAAGACTTGTATTCCCTACGACTGCATATTTTGGAGGATTAGCGATATCAAGATTGATGCTCGCTATTAATTCTGCAGCCTTTTCAGAAGAAATAGCCCATGTTTTCTGGCCTACTTGGTCTATTGTCCACTGAGCATTCTCATCACCCCATAATATAGATTTAAGTTGCCCTTCTACTTGAGCGTCTTTGAATATAAAACGTGTATTCTGTACTACTCTACATGTGACTTCATCAGCTTCTACCCCAATTTCTTTGCGATACAATGCATTGGGTTCCTGAAGTAGAATAAAAGCATGATGTGATGTAACCTTGCTATTTATCATACTTTTTGCTGATAATTTGCAGAATGAAACTGCATGTTGAGTTTCATTAATGTCTATATTCTCATCAAAGACGCTATGAGTTAAGTTTAGTTTTGTTTGCATAAGTATACCTATAAAATTGTTAAGACAAAATGTCTCACAACTAATTTTATAAAATTCTCAAGTAACTTACCAGAAAAGAAATGTTAAGTTTTTAAAGAAGCTATTCTAGTCCCCTAAATTCTTCTCCTGTTTGCAGGAGAGCTGCGTGTTTCTCTCGGAATGATTGCTTACTTGCTTGTGCGCGACCACCTATACCGCTATACTTACATAGAAATGGGGCTTCTAAGAGAGATTCTATGGGTTCTTGGAGATAGCGAATCACATTGTCTCGATGATTTTGCTGATATCGAACATTATCTTGATATGTAGTCCACAAAATCGCAATAGTTGGCAATGGCGTTAAAATCCATGGGATAGCATCATAACGATATAATATATAAGTAGGCAAGATAACACACACTGCCCCGACTTTACCTAAAAACTGTATCAGACGAGGAAGTAAATGATTGGGATAATTGCCAAGCACAGCATCCATACGTAATTTAGCGCGATCAGCTTCCGTTAGAAAATTCATCCACTCAGGCTCATTGACATCATGATTGATTGGATAAGTAGGATCAGACTTTACTAATTGCTCAAGATCTTCAGAGAGTTTCTTTCTAGTATGCCCCAAAACATCTGAATTTAGATCATCATTATCATATATCATGCCACGTTTTTTCCTGCATTCTCGTACTTTCTCTCGATATTGAAGCATCTGTTGTTCAAACGCTATAAGATCAAGCTTTTGATACCATTGTATATTACGAGCGCGCGTTAAAAGCTCATTTTGCGTGAATTTTCCTTCTAGCATGGTAAATACTCCATATTAGTTGTTGACGTATTTGCTGCAAAGTAGTACAATATTTGCACTAAAGCAATATTAAAATATAGGTACGAATGTCCAGAACACTAAAAGAACCGACTTCTTGTAGATCGATAAGAATGAATGCACGTACAATCAGTAGGTTAATGGCAGCGAGTAGATATTTTTGTTGCCCACCTGGAACTTTAATATCTTTATTATTAGATGCTACCAGACTTTCAGCGATCAAGAACTCTAACATTCCCGATGAAATTGTATCTAATTTCTACAAGGAAGTACAGGGCTATGCGGATACAGAGACATATTTATTTAAGGATTGATCATGGCGCTTACAATACAACAACGTATCGACCGTAGATTAGGCGTTGGTGGCTCCGATATCGCAGCTATCTTAGGCATTAGTAGGTATAGCACTCCTCTTGATATATATTTAGAGAAGCTTTCTACAGATGAACCCCAAGATAGCGTAGATAACCAGTTTATAGAGTGGGGCAACCGCTTAGAATCAGTCATCATAGAGAAGTTTGAAGATCTAACAGGTATCAAATGCGCTACGGGACTTGATACTTTTATTCATCCAACATATACTTATATGAGAGCTAACATTGATGCGAAGTTAATAGGTGAAAACGCTATACTGGAATGTAAAACAGCTGGGCAATTCGCTAGTAAGGAATGGTCTACACTTGGTGGAGATAATATTCCTGAGCCTTATTTACTGCAGTGCGCTTATTATGCTGAAATTACAGAATGCACTAAAGTATATATCGCGGTACTTATAGGTGGTAATGACTTTAGAATATATAGTTATGATCGTAATCCTGCTCTTGGCAAGCTTATTGTTGCCAAGGTCGTAGACTTTTGGGAAGGACATGTTTTAAAACAAATTCCACCAGATCCCATAAATCACGAAGATGCTCTAAAATTATGGCGCACCACAGAATCAGATGAATTGAGATTAGCCACTGATGAGATTCTAGACGTACTGAAAGAAGTACGTTCTTTGAAAGCTGATAAACATAATATAGAAGTCCAACTAGGCCTAAAGCAAATGGAGTTATATAATTTCATGCAATCAGCTCAACAGATCAATTCTCAAAGCGGTGATCCATTAGTAACTTGGAAAATGCAATCTAGCAAACGCTTCGATGCCAAACGCTTTATGATCGAACATCCAGAGATGTATAATCTATACATAAAGACTTCAGAAACACGCGTATTAAGAATTAAAGGAGATAAGAATGATTAGGACTCCAAAGCAAATTGAGAGCCAAGTTGTAAAGGATTATAATGATGGAATGAAATTCAAAGACATCATCTCCAAATATCCTTTAGGGCATTCCACGATAGATAGCATCTTAAAAAGAAATAAGGACATGGTGATTAAGAGGAAAGAGATCAATACCCCTCTTATTAGGTTTATGAGATCTTACATAGATAATGGGATAGACGAATGCTTCATTTGGAATGGGCAAAGATTTAGAAATGGATATGGCCGCTTTGAAGTAAAAAAACGTTACTATTTAGCACATAGGATTTCATATGAGCATTACTATGGATATAAGCCATTGCCAAAAGAGGTAGTAATGCATAAATGCGATAATCCGTGCTGCGTTAACCCTTTGCATCTAGCACTTGGCTCACAAAGCGATAATATCCAAGATATGCTTAACAAAGGTAGAGCTGCTTTTGGTGAGAAGGCCAATAGAAAAAAGCTTAAAGTTGCTGATGTACTAGAGATACGTAAATCTACCGATACACAAATAGCTTTGGCAAAAAAATATAATGTTAGCAGAGCTGCTATATACAAGATTAAAGCAAACAAAAACTGGAGATACTTATGAGTAATATTACAAAAACAGAAACATTTTCTTTCGTGCCTAGGAATTTAGAAGAGGCGATGAAATATGCTGAAATGATGTCTAAAAGTCAATTGGTTCCTAAAAGCTATCAGACTAAGCCTGCAGATATATTGATAGCTGTACAAATGGGCATGGAACTAGGCCTCAAACCCATTCAATCCCTGCAAAACATCGCAGTAATCAATGGCAAGCCTTGTATCTATGGTGATGCATGTATGGCATTAGTAAAAATCCATCCTGAATTTGAAGATGTAACAGAACACTTTGATGAATCCTTGCAAGCTGCTATCTGTAAAGTAAAACGCCGCGGTCAAACCGTACATACTAGTGTCTTTACCATAGAAGATGCAAAGAAAGCCGGCTTATGGAATAGACAAGGGCCATGGACTCAATACCCAAGACGTATGTTGCAAATGCGTGCCAGAGGCTTTGCGTTAAGAGATGCGTTCCCTGATGCGCTACAAGGATTGATACTTGCTGAAGAAGCTCATGATCATCCACGCGAAGTAGAAACTATAGGAGAATCAAAGACTTACACTTCCACTACTGAAAAACTCATCGCAAATCTAGGATCAGCAAAACATATGCCAATTCCTGAAGATGCAATAATCCAAAGTGACCCAACTAATGGAGTTATAGTAGAAGCTGAAATTATGCCCGAAGTCTCTCTAGCTGAACAGCTCACTATACTTATAGATGATAAAGCGGTGCCGATAGAAGTTATACAGAAGTGGCTTAGCAAATCTGGTGTAGCTAAACTATCGGATATGTCAGATGAAGATTTAACCAAGTGCATTGCGTTTGTGCATGAGAAGTATTAAAAGAACAAACTGGAGAGGTGGCCGAGTGGTTTATGGCTGCAGTCTTGAAAACTGCCGTATGGGCAACCGTACCGTGAGTTCGAATCTCACTCTCTCCGCCAAATTATGGAAAAGTATATGAGTGATAATCAATATCGTCTTAATAGAAAACACAAAATAGAGCTTAGCAAATATGAATATCAATATTTACTAGAATATTTAGAAGCCATGAAGAATATCTTTTTACAATGCAAGGTGCATCCTGCAAGACTTGGCGATGTAATAGATGTGATTCAAGCAATTAGAGCTAATACATATGAGATAGAGCAGCCGATTCAATGCAAGGAAATAATCATTGATAAAGATACTGTGAAAGCGGCCCTTCCTGAAACTGGTTATCTAAGACAAGCCCAAGTCTTAAGATTAATACCTGTAGGTAAAAGCACATGGTGGAATGGTATAAAGTCAGGTCGCTTTCCGAAAGGAGTGAATCTAGGTGGCAGGGTAACTGCTTGGAAAGTAGAAGACATTCGAGAATTAATAGAAAAGCTTAACAATCAATAACTTAGGAGATTGAAATGAAGCCAAAATTTGCATGTCGATTTTATGATAATGATTCGGTAGCATATGTTAAATATACTTATACTCTCAGAGCTGGGTGTACAGATAGTTATGAAGAACATAGAGAAATCTTTTTTACACAATTAGGCTCTAATAGGACGTTTCAAAAATATAGCGAAGTGATTATAACTAAAGGCGACTATAAAAAAGCAAAAGCTAATGAGATTATAATTTTATAATTATCAATAACTTAGATCATTTTGTCGGCGCCGACAAAATGGTTCTCCACCATCTCCTTGACGCCACGAAAATGGTTCATATACTTAATTTATGATTCCAATACATGGGTACTTCTACATGATTGAAAAAACTCCATTAATGCTCGCTGTTACTAAAGGAGCTCTTTTTGATGTATATAATTTATTAGAAAATGCAGTGGATATTCATACTTTTGACTTGAATGGTAATACAGCTTTACATCATTGCATTATGACTCCTCAAGGAAGCATAGGAGCAAGATTAAGTCTTAAAATCTCTGGTTTGCTCATACAATATGGCGCCGATCCAAATGATCGCAATATCAATGGGTTAAGCTGTTACGATCTATGCGATTCGAATGCTTTTAAAACTTTCATAGAAAACTTACATGAAGATTATAGAACGCAATTAGCTTCTACTAATATTCCCTTATCTAAGGTGGGTTCTAAATTACAAGGATTAGAGAATATTAAGATGTCGTCGCATCAGGAAGAAAGGATTATCTTCTTTAGTCAGTAATGTAATTATTACATCAAGTAAAGTCCTTAATGTAATTTGGTGCGTTTTTTACATTAAGCAATAGGCCGGAATTGCACCGGCTAGATATGTCTTAGGACGGTAGGCTTGCAAAAGGGCAACCGTATCATATCTCGTTAATAGCTCACTTTTCTTAGCCTTTCCACTTATGCGCTTCTCTGTCAGCACCGCTATTGCTATAGTTAAGATATACTAATTCAAGCTACTTAGGAATTATTTATGACTAGGTATTATTTCTCTATTTCATCTTTAAGACTTTCTACAACCGCTTCAAAATGCGATGCACTAATAATCGTCACATACTTTCCATCACTATTAGATCCTTTGCCAAGAAATATTATGGGTTCATCATTGGCTAATATAGGCATATCTTGATCTAGCTTCTGTAGAGTCTCGATCATTCCTTTAACGGTTGGAGTAGTATTCATTGTATTTTCTATAAGCTCAACTTGATCAGTCATTATTTCTCCTAAATATTTAACTCTAATAATAGATTAGAGATTAGTTTCTATTCTATATACTACATCTAGCATAATACTAATATATTCGAATAGACCTCTTTACAATTATGAGCAATCTATTTCCTATCGAATTCCACTCTCACTATAAAATAACACATCTCTATATCCGAAACCAGTTGCCGAAACAGAAAGTGTGTGATACATTGCCAAAAGAGGTTACGGATACAGATATAAGCGACGCTGACTTGGATGGGTACAATCTAAGATGCCATATGGAACTTTGGCTTATTTCATAACACTCTACAAGCTTGGCTGTTGGTATATAGTTTAATTGGTAGAATGGTGCTTTTGAGCACTAGATGCGAGTTCGAGTCTTGCTGTGCCAACAGTTTTAACATTTAGGAGAAAGAAATGATCGATACACATAAAGAAATTATATTTTTAGTAAAAGAACGGAAATGGAAACAAGATAAAGCTGAGGATGTTGTGAATCTTTTTCAACGTCAAGCTGAGAAAGGGTATGAGAGTTTGGCTACTAAAGCTGATCTGGCAGACCTTAAAGGAGAAATAAAAACCTTGAATATGAAGATTACAATGTTTATGTGGTTTATCGCAATAGTAGTGGCTCTATTAGAATGTGCACCATATATCATGAAAATTGTGACTAAGGGATAATAATGAAAATAGGCTACGCACGCATCTCCACCAAAGATCAAAACCTCGAAGGCCAAATTGAGACTTTAAAGCAAGCTGGCTGCGATAGAATCTTTAGCGAACAAGTATCTGGGCGTAAAGCCCGGATGCCAGAATTTGATAACTGTATGGCGTTTCTACGTGAGGGAGATTCTTTAGTAGTAAGGCATATAGACCGGCTTAACCGCGGCACTCTAGAATTGCTTATGCTATATGAAGAGTTAAAGCAACGTAAGATAACGCTCATATCGGTACTGCAACCTGTGGATTTTAGTGATCCTACGCTAGGCAAACTTTTCTTCCAGATCTTTAGCATGTTCGCTGAATGTGAACATAACATTGCTTCAGAACGGAGCTACGATGGTATGATGAGAGCTAGGGAGCGTGGCGGCCCACATGGACGACCACCTAAATTAACTCCAGAAAAACAAGGTTTGCTATGTGATGCATATCAGACTAAAAAGCATACTATAAAGGAGCTAGCCCGCATGTTCGATGTAGGCACTTCAGCTATAATGCGATATACACAGGAGTTTAGACATGGATGAAGAATTTTCAGAAGAAGAAATTGCCGAAATAAATGAAGCTTGGGAATCAATCGCTAATGATAGAATGGGAATGGATCTTGCTATTTTATTATCAGTACAAAGTATCGCAAGATTTCAGACAAACTTGAGTATCTCTCATAAAATAATACAAATGGAAGTTTGGATGGAAGGAATAAAATGTTTACGAAATACTTTAAATCGCTCAATGCCTTCAAATCAGGAGGCATCAGATGATCAAGAAATACACTAAAACACAAAAAGAAGCTCTAAATGCTTTTAAAACTTATATCACATCATTAGAATATGGATCTACCTTTGCTGCATTAGCTAGTATGCAGATCAAAATGTATACTGAAGATATGAATGATGAAGAAAGTCTAGATTTAATGAAAATATGGTGCGGCGCATTTATGGAGTTAATGTGCAATTTAATACATGATGATTTCGAAGAGGATTTCGGATCTTTATTGGATAATATGAGTGATGCTTTTCCAGAAGATTTCCGTAAAATCTCATTGAAAGATACAAAATTGCATTAATCATGATCCATGCAATAACATTACTAGGAATGGCGATCATATACTTAGTATATAAAGGCTGCAATTAACCTGAAGGCTGTAATGTACAAAATAAAGAGGTGCCGCCTGCTGAACTCGATTGTACAGCGCGGATTTGGTCGTCATAAACCATATCTTCAATAAAAAAGATTCCTGCAGCTGTTGCGCTCACAAGTGTACCATTGCGATCTTTAAGAGGAATCCATGTATTTGCTGAGAGATTTGTAGGAGCAGCAACTTGTAGAGCAATTGTCGCTCCTGCAAACGTACCAAATATTTTAACGCAGGCTTTATGATTAGGAAAACTAAAGTTTTTCACCGCAGAATTAGCATCTGTTGTTTGTGTGTTAAACAATACGATGGTATCTGCAGGCGAAGCCATTTATTAACCTAATAGCGTGGATTTGTTTCTGCTTCGTCTTGTTCCATACGAGCTTGCTTGCCATTCATCTTGCGAGCATACTGGCCTTCCATAGGCTCTTTCATATTCATGACCCCACCTATATGGAATTCAGCTACTATGCCTTTTTTATAGTCATAGCTTTCATCTTTCGCAGGAGAGAAGCAAAATTGATCTTTAATCCCCTCATGTTGATTTTTGCTAAAATTTTTGGACATATCGTAAGAACCAGCCATGGTAACCTATTGTAAATTATATTCTATTTAGACAATAGCATTTATACGCATACAGTCAACATTATTTCTTCTTTGATTTTGGCTTTGATTTACTAGCTCTAGCTTCACTATATGCTATAGCTACGGCTTGTTTCTGAGGTTTCCCAGCTTCTACTTCTCTGCGTATATTCTCTGAAAATCCTTTTTTACTCCTAGCAGCTGCACCTTTAACTAATGGCATTTTTATTACCTAATTGATTGTGTAAATCTTGGAGTGATTTTTGAATATTTGGGATCTCCATCATAAAGCCTTTAATAGCTTGTATAGCCCCTTTAGTCTCCATCACGGCTGCTTGAATAGCCATTAATTCTGCTTTAGTGTTTTGCAGCTCTAGAGAAGTACTATTCTCTACTTTTGTAACACGATCATTCATTACATCCATGTGGTTTACCAGATTGGGTTCTTTTATTTCGCGTGATGAGGGATATTTTTTCTTAATTGTATGTATATGCTTTAGCCATTCAGTAAAACCAAAATTATACATAATGTCTAATTGAGCTTCTATTGGTGGATATTCCTTCTGGCGTTGCCGTTGGTATTCTTTAGCCTTATAATCTTTTTGTGCTTGCGACCATGCTATTTCTAGATCTACTTCTGTAGGTTTTGGTAATTCATTATCTTGATGCCAATCTAAAGATTCATATGTGTCGCCACAGGAGTAAACCGATGTTGTTCCTTTGCGATACCATTCTATTGCTCCCCATAAATGCATAATAATTTCTCCTTATGGAATTAATGAATTAGTATTTGCTTCTTCTAAGAAGATATTGGTGATTGCAGTATGACCTGTGGGACTAGGATGCGCCCAATCTTCATATAATCCATCAAAATCTGTTGAAGTATAATAAAAATAGAAATGACAAAACCTACGATACATATCAATTACAGCAATACTTTCTTCATATCCTATTTCTGCTAAGGCTACTAGATAAGGAGGGAATGGTGTAATTTGTGGAGTACTTCTACCTAGAGGTGGGCTAAAAATAACTGGCTCAATCCCATTAGCTTTTAATGTTTGCACTATAGATTTCATAGAAGCTTTATAAGATGCTACGGTCACACCATTATACACATCATTAGTGCCATACATGATTACGCAACTTTTGGGACTATATGCTAAGACATCAGCACTTAATCTTGCAACCCCACCTGCAGCTGTATCGTTTGCCAATCCAGAGTTTATAATAGTGCTAAATCCTCTAGCATTACCTATTTTATAAGAGAATATATCAGTGGCACTAACTCCAGTTCTTACGCCTAAAGTGATTGAGTCGCCTAAGAATACTACTGTGGACATTTTGACCTATAAATTAAATTACGCATGAATCTCCTGCACTATAATAGAACTTGCGGTTCTTGGGAATCCACCAGTATTTGTATCGGTTATTGAAGCATTAATAGCTACTGCAGCCGCGCCAGAAACTGACAAGTATTGGATTTTGTATGTTGTCGCTGATGTTGTAGCAGGCGAATCTAAGAATACAACTGTACAACTATTCATGCCAGAAGCAGAATTCACATTACTTGAAGCAGAACCTGCAGTTCTTGAGCCAACTGATGTACCAATAGAAATTGCTGTAGAACCACGGACTACTTGTATTATTGGTGATGTTGTTAAATTACTGGACATTTGTAAACTTGCCGTGACTAAAACGGTACTTGATGCAGATGTTGGTGTTATTGTTACTGAAAGACCAGCTGCATCTACATATGAACTCGATGAAGTAGTTAATGGCGTTGTTAAAACCGTACTAATAGTCTGTACTACACTACCAGTAATACCATTATCCCATGTCGCATCCCCCATCCAAAATGTATTAGCCGAAGCATTTGTACCTGAATTTAAATTTGCTACAGGGAGATTGCCAGTAACACCATTAGCTAGATTAACTTGTGCCCATGCTGGATTATTAGTAGTGCCTGTATTAGATAAATATCTCGTAGCATTAGTATCTTTAGCAAGCATCGTAAGTACATTAGTAGCTGATCCATAGATTAAATCACCTTGAGCTGCAGTTGAAGGATGGGTAAGAGTAGACCAAGTCGGTGCTGCTGTTGCTCCAGATAATAATAATTGTCCTGCTGTTGCAGTACCTGAGAGAATTGCGCCTGCTGATCCAGTTGAATAGAATATACCACCATTACTTGCAGTAAGATTGGCATTTGTACCACCTTTTGCAAGTGGTACGAGGTTATTATAAGTAGTAGCATTACCTACACTTGTCACATCACCTGTCATATTGGCATTTGTAGTGACAGTTGCAGCATTACCTGTAATACTTATATTCCAAGTCCCAGTTGCTCCAGTCCCTGTAGTTGGTACAAGTGTAGTAGTTCCCGCTGGTAGTGTTGCATTAGTGGTTGCTGTCGATGTTAGAGTAGTACTAAAAGCACCGCTAGTAATAAGGTTGCCACCAAGAGTGATAGTGCTTGTGCCATTATTAATCCCCGTCCCACCATATATAGGACTAATAATTGTTGCATTCCAAACACCTGTAGTAATAGTTCCAACTGTTACTAAATTAGGTAAAGCAGTTACAGCAGATGTAATTAAAGTACCAGAAGTAGGTAATGTGACATTAGTAATGCCAGTCGTAGTTAATGTTAATCCAAAAGCGCCACTAGTCGTCAATGAACTAGCTGTATTAATGGTCCCACCAAGTGTAATAGTATTAGCATTAGAATTAGATATCCCAGTTCCACCATATGTAGGAGTAAGAGGAGTAGTAAGCGCGATAACATTCCCTACTAATGTTAAAGGAGGTGTAGCACTAAGATTTGCTGCACTATTAAAAGCACTAAAAATGATAGGAGTAGTTCCTATAGTAAATGGCCCAGCCCCTGTTTCAACAAACAAATTGGCTGCATTTATAGTTCCAGCAATTATGACTGTATAAGCTCCTGATGCTACTTCGCTAGCAGATGCTTGATCAAAGTCTGTAGCGCGTGTTAAAACCCAATTACTGATACCAGATCCAATATTGGTTACTGTATATATACCATTGGTAGCCTGAGCGGCCATATCTTTAACCAGAACTCTATCATTAAGAACTGCTGCTACACTATCTAAGGTTAATGCTACCTGAGCTCCAGAATTAGTTAAAGTTGCTCCGATCCCTGCAGCTCCATTATTATAGTTAGCAGTTAAAGCGACTGTGGTAGCTAAACGACAAGATGTCCTTGGAGATAATCCTGATTGCACTGAGTCTACATATTGCTTTGTAGCAGCTTGCAAGCCAGTTACTGGATCTCCACTTAATATAAGAGGTCCCGTCATAGTACTTCCTGCTATATTAACAAGAGGAGGTAATGAGATTGTGGTACGATTATTCCCTGGATCATCAGTAAAAGTATAATCCACACCTACAAAATTTAGGATAGACTCAGAAGGTAATGTAATACCATTACCTTGTATAGTCGTAATAGCTAATGAACCATTCCCTAGAAAACCCGAAAATTGCGCCATTATGTGATCTCCAATGAAACATTAATTGTAGTGCTACCACCAGACCCACTTTGGACAGCCCTAACTTGTTCATTCTGCACAAGAAATTCTAAAGTATTTTGCGAGTTCCCAGAGAAATTTGTGTTACCAAATTGATCAGTGACTACAATCCATACATTAGGATTACTATGAGGGGCTAAAGTTTGAAATTTAATAGTAGCTCCATCAAATGTTCCCCAAATTTTAACTACAGCTTTTTTACCAGGATAATTAATACTGACAGGATCACTATTGCCATCTGTCATTTGATTAAAAAACAATAAGTAAGTATTTGCAGTAATTTGGGGAATTGTCATCCTGTCACTCTTTATCCAGCATTTTCTTGCGTGACTTGAGTCCTAACAATTTCGTCAGCTTCTAAAGCTTGCTTTAGATTCATGTCTACTCCTATACAATTCATATCATGAAGAATTGCAACAAATGGAGCTGATAGTTGATAAGGTGATTGGTAAAAAACACCCAATAGTTTTTTAGCGTCTTCGTAAGATAATTTAAAATCCATTGATTCCCTCCTATGGAATTACAAAGTAATGCATAATAACAGTGCCATTTAAAGCTGTCGCAGCAGTATTATTATATATCGTCAATGTTGCTGTGCCAGAGCCTGGTACAGCAGCTATTGTGATATTTCTTGTAGTATTAGTGCCACCATTATATGTTACTAATACTTTTGAAGTTGAAGCGATTTTAGTGTTAGTCCATGTGATAGCATACGATGCTCCACCTGCAGTATTTAAAGAAGAAGTTGTTATGACTCCATCAAGTCCACTTGCAGTAACGGCATTGGCACCTTCTGTCCCATTTACACCAAGAGTAAGTGCTATTGTAGCCGTTGCATTTACAGGATCTGGTAATGTATATGTAGTAGCTTGCCCTATAGCTGCATTAGTAAGTGTTGCTGCAAAGTTACTAGCATTATTCAGTGCTTGTAACACGAAAGTGCCATTAGCTGCTGTGGCTGGGAATATAGTAAGTTTGCCAGCAACTCCCGATGCTCCAGCTTGAAGATTTGCGCCTGTTAACCAATTCCCTGCTGCAGTACAATAATAAGTGGTAATTACTCCAATGCCTTGGCTAACACCAGTGGCCGTAGCCACACTATCAATAGTATCAGTACCAGCCCCAAATACTTGCATAGAACTTGCACCATTGTTCATAATAGTAATGGCAAGTCCTCCAGCTGAGGCAGGTAGTTTAACACTATCACCAGCTGAAGCTACAGTTGTCACATTATTGATTGTAGCTGCAAGTTGCAAAGCAGCTGCTTGTGTGCCACCCGCATGTGCAGTTAATGCATTAGCAAAAAGTAATGTTTGTAAAGCTCCAGAGAAACCCGTGCCTAAGCCTTCACTATACCATGCTCCAGCAGTAGTGCAGGAATATAAGCATACAGAATTAGCCATCTGAGATACACCAGTTGCAGTTGCAACGTCATCAATAGTATCAGTGCCAGCTCCGAATACTTGCATTGGATTAGCGCCATGGTTAATACAATAAACAGTAAGTCCTGCGATAGAAGTAGGTAATTTAATACTATCCCCAGCTGTAGCTACAGTTGTAATACGATTTACTTCATTAGTTAATGCAGTGGCAGATGCTTGCCCACCACCAGCGAATGCCGTAATAGTATCAGCTGCAGATTCTACTAATAAACTTCCAGATGCTAGAGTTGGATTCCCAGCAGACATAAGGAAAGTTGCACTAGCCCCAGCATTAGGAATTGTATAAGTATAAGCACCACCTTGAGCAGCATTAGTAATAGTCATTGTAGTATTGCCAGTATTGTCTACTGGCGTAAACAACCATTTACCTTTTGCTGCTGTTGTAGAGAATA